TTTTTTTTGAAAAATCGCAAAATAAAAAAGCAGGGCATTTGCCCTGCTTTTTGACGTAAATGTTAAGTATTGTTTTTTTATGGTACTACAGTTAACACTACGTTGTTCCCTGCTGCGATAATCATTCTGCTTAATTCTTCGCCGTCGATATTTTGCATACGCAGACAGCCGTAAGTCGGTACCCAGCCTTGACGCCCTGCGAACGGATTAGGCAAGCCGCTGCCGCCGCCGTGAATATCTCTTGCTCGTGGGTCGTGGGTAGTGATATAGAATGTGCCATAAGCTGCGCCATATGCGCCGTTAGTAACTTCTGCGCTTACGTTTGTATAAACGCCGTCCGGTAAGCTTCCACGAGGGTCGCCTGCTTCGTTGTAGCCCGGAACAAAATCGTCACGACATTCCCAATCGCCAATCACATTATAGCTTTCATCCATTGCGAAAATGCGCTGTTTACTACGCTGAAACTGGATTTCTTTGACCATGTTTATCACTCCTTTTTACCATTTTAGCACGTTATTTCGTGTTAGGCAAAAATTTATTGACAGCATATTCAGTAACCTTTTTTACTGCATTAGCAATACTGCTATATCCTAACTCTATTAGATTCTCGTTTATGCTGGATAATTCCACGACTAATATACATACTGTGATAACACCCGGCAAAAAGTCGTTTAAAATTAAATTTATTGAAAATAATTTAATATTCGGAACTACTTGCCCAGCATAAAATGCAATGACTAAACTAGCATTGTAAACCAGCAATTTTTCTATAACCCTTGAAAGGGCGGCACTGTTTAAATAAGTCTTATTCCACGTTTTAGCTTTAAGGCAGTAATATAGGGCTTTACGGAGTGAGATAAATTCAATAGGTATATCCGGCGTCAAATTTTCATGTATATATTTTTTGCTGATACATACGATTTTTAAAAATGTATCATAAAGCACTAATCCAAAAGCTAATATCACGACGCCCCAAAAACTTTCACCGAATGTCTTATATCCAAACGTCCATACAGCTATAGCATATGCCCATACATCAATATTCGCAAACCTGTTAATTATATATTTAAGGTTTTCATATAAATTTGTCCACATAAAATACACCCCTTGTTTTTACTATATTATATCACAGTAAAAACAAGGGGTGTTCCCTTATTTCTTTTTAAAGTAATCGTCTATGCCGTGCGCCTGTACGCTGCTTATGCTTTCATAAAAATCGGGCTTTAAGCTATGTTTTTCAAGCCACTTCATAACGGCTGCTGTTAATGTTTTTTCTAGTTCGGAACAGGCTTCTTCTGATATATCTTCTAATTTTAGCCAATCAGCAGCAGCAATTCCTGCTATCTCGTCAGCTTCAATTTTTAGAATATCCAATACTGTTTCTGATTTTAAAGCTGGCGTGTACAGCTTTGCAATCCCTGTATATACTACTAGACATCCTTTGTTGTGTTCGTCGTTCATAGCCGCCTGCATTGCTTCCTCACGGCTGTTAAAATCACCCTGCCATGTTTCCCTGTCAAAAGAATAGGCGTATAGCTGTGCTGTCTTTGTGGATTGCTTTTTTGCTACCATTTCTTCACCTTTTCTACCTGAGCTACCAACGCTTTTATTTTACTTTGATTAAAATACTCTGCTCGGGATAAATTATCATAGTTTTTCCAGTGATTTAAATTCAGCTTTGCCTGTTTAAATTCTTCACCTGTTGGTGTTAATATTAAACTATTTATAGTGTCCAGTCTTTCTGCTGCTTCAATCTCCATAGCAATACCCTGCGTGCAGATTCCTAAATTAAAAACTTCTTGTCGGTTTAATAACTCATAATATGGAATAGTGCTGTACCCTGTGAAAAAAAATACGTCTGCTGTATCGTCGTAGTTATTTAATATTTCTTTTAATTCGTGTACTTTCATCTAGTTTCCCCTTTTAAAACATTAATTTGTCTTTCAAATATGCAATAGTGATATAAGCGGATTCTGCTTTTTCTACTTCAAATTTATTTTCAATGGTTGGATTAGAACTATATATTTTTTCTTTTTCTTGATAGGCTTTACTTAATTCAGAATATTCTTGTTCTATGATTGTGATTATATCTTCTATATCAGGAATTAATCGAAAGAATACATCGGATGTTTTGTGTAAATATATGGCTTGTGCTTTGCCTTTTTCGCACCCTAGAAACTGATAACATTTACATTGGTCTGTTAGTTTAATGGTTTTTACGTCTTTCACGTTATATACAGTAAATTCACTCCTTATATCTCCACTAATGCCAGTTGCAAAAATCTTTGCTATTTTCAATGTATTCACTCCTTTATTTTTGTTTTTCCTTACCTCTTGTCTATATTATGGCCCCCCTTTGTCCTATTGTCAAGTCTTTTTTAATTACAAAATAAAAAGCAGGGCTTTTGCCCTGCCTTTCAAAATTTAATTAATGTCGGATTATGTTTCAATTTTCTTGTGATTTTACGTTTTATGGCAGAGTTTAAATCGTCGTCCCGTATCGGTAAAGCTATCAATAGCTGCGATAATGATATATATACATCTGCCATTTTTTCTACAATCTTACTGTATTGCGGCTCGCTTTTTACTAACTGTTCAACTAATTTAGTGCTAGAAATGCAGCAGCTTTCTATGATTTTTTCTTTCGTTGCAGCTTTAGCAATACATTCTATGCTCAATCTGTCTAATATCATAGCAGACGGTAGCACACGATTTTTATTTAAGGTTTGGTTTTCAAACATTTTTGTCCTCGCGTTGGGCTTCGTTCCATTTTCTAGTCGTTTTAAGAATTCCGTCACCATATGCGCCTGATATAGACTGTCCGCAGTTACATTCAAAGTAAAAGGATAGTCCCAGTTTTAATTTTGGCTGTCTTTTTCATTTTTTACAAGCTGCAATTTTTAATTTTAAGCTGCCGTTTTTCTTTGCCATAGCTATAAGCCCCTTTCTGTTTTTTCATCTAACGGAATACCCACATCAACTAACTGCTTGACGCCTTTCAATATGTGGTCTATAGAGTTTTTCCTCTTTTGAATTTTTAAAATGTATCCCACTAAATTCGCGCACACTACGGCTGCATGAAATTCGTCTAAATTTAAAAAACATTCGTCGCTGATTAAATCGCCTGACGCTTCCCGTGTTATTCCCACAACGACTACGCTGTCGTTTTCTTTAGCTAATATCCTAGCTGCTTCTTTCGCGTTCATATTATCCCCCCTAAATCAATTCTAAAATCGCTTGTAATTCGACTTCTGTATTATATTTTTTTACGTCATCTTTAATGGTAAAACGGTCTTTAAACCATAAAGTTAAAAAGCAACTCATTGTAAAAAGGCGAACGAAAAACGCGCCATAATTTTTTAAATAAAGTTGATGAAAACCAAACCAGCCGAAAAATGACCATAGATATAAAGCTCTATCTAAATCAATGCTTTTTTTTGCAACTTTCATCCTGAATTTTGTTTTCCCTGTTTCTGATAACTTTTCGTATTGGTCGTTAATAAATTCCTCTTTCGTTGAATAATCCATAGGTTGTAGCATAGTGTTTTACCCCTTTCTTTTTACAAAAATTCTGAAACTAATTCATACCCTTCGTGATTCTCGTTAAAGCATACCTTATTATTCAATTCTTTGGGTACGTCTTTTAATACGATACTTGCCCTAATGCCTAAATACCTTACTGCCGGGTTAACCTCTTTGAATACTCCTTTAGCTAGATTCCTAGCCTCACTGTAGTTGTAGGCAAAGGCTATAACTATTCCCAGCTCGGGAAACTCTTTGCTAGAACACTTGAAAGCCCTAACTTTTTCATACTGCTTTATCATGTTAGCCATTCTACAGTCCACCTAACCAGCCGCGCCATATAAGATATTCTATCAACACTTCGGCAAGTCCGGCACTTAATTTAACCGCAAAAGTCACTAATACAGCGGCGGCAGCAACTTTAATTATTGTTTTCCACTCAAACAAATTATCAACTCCTATCTTTATTTATATTATAGCCCCCCTCTATTCTGTTTGTCAATAGGGTAATAAAAAATATAGTCCCTGTTAGAAGCTGGTAGGCAGAAAAACCCCTAACAGCACACAGTATTACTACTGTCTACTGAAAAGAGGTTTTTGCGATTGCGTCCCCGACGTCGCTGTATAGTTGAATTGCTAGCCATTTCATAGCGTCCCCAACGTCCCACGCTCCATGACTTACCCCCGCGCACTCTGCGCCCGTTGCCGCCAGCCGTATATTTTATAGACTATGCCTGTCTAAAGGTATATACACCATACCAGAGTAGGTTGACCTCTGCCAACTTCCCCCCCGCATAAAGCCCACTACAGCTAAAGCGGCTACTGATTTTTGCAATTAGAAAATCAGTAGGGGCAACGACTTTATAAACTTGGCTCGTTGCAGCACCAACCATTTTTTATACACAGGTGGGGTTATTCTGTGTCATTCCTATAGAGGTAAGGAATTTTTTCTATATTTAGTTAAAATCTAGTGTCAGCATTTACTTTTTTGTATTGACATTACTTTAAAATTTAGATATAATTTCTATATAGGCGTAAGAAAAAGTATCCATAACCTCTATAGGCTATAAGTTTAGGCGGTTACCCTGCTTTAGGTTATAAGGTTATAAGTTGATAATTAGTGTCGGCATACATTTTTATTGACATTGCGAAATTTCTTACGTTTGCGTATGAGGCAGCAGCTCTGTAAAGAGTTGCTGCTTTTTTATTTTAATCGAATTTGATAAATTTGTCTAGTTGTGGATAATGTGGATAACTCTGTGTATAAACTATATATAGTATTTAAACAAAGAACAATTTTTTTCCTTCTTAAAACAAGTATTCTTTCTGTATGATTTATTAAAAAAATCTTAGTAGGTTATCCCTAGAATGCAGCTATACATTCTAGGGATTTTTTCTTTTTATTTTTTTCAAAATTCACTTGACACCTTCTTGTATTCGCTTTATAATGAGAATAAAGGGGGGCTACAAATGAGGTTTGTGTTAATGGCGTTAGGGACTGGTGTTGTTGCCGCAACAGCGGTATTCGACACATTTAGTCAGATATTAAATTTACTTTTTATCACGGTCAGCAATCAGCGACATTGCTTACTGAATTTACTTTACTTTATAAGCGCAGTTCTTGCGCTGCTGGTGATTTTGAAATGAGGGTCATATTAAATCCTTTAATGCCGAATAAAGACGGTTACTTGACGCCTGTAAAGCCGTCACAAGTCTATCATTGCGATAACATAAATCAATTTGTTACGCAAGTTGTTAAATCCGGCTCGCTCAATACTGAATATGTTGATTTGTGCAACATAGTTGGCTATTCAGAAGAAAAGGCGGATGTTAAAACATTAGTCGAGATTTTGAAAGACTTATTTTTTGAAAAACATCTAGCTTTAACAGTGGATTTTGACGAATAAAAAAACGCCTGCACAAGACGCACAGACGTAAAAAAGGAGTAAGCCGCTACACATAAATAATATAACTAAATATGTGCTTAATCAAACTTAAAGGATTACTAATGAGAAAGAAGGGCAAAGCTATGCAGATTAAATTCCCATTACTGAACGCAGAAGATATAGAGATACGCGTTAACCGTATCATTAAGTGCTATGCCGAGAATGCACAAGGCGAACGTGTTGAATACTACAAGGCAGATTTACTGCTTTATAAAGACGCTCGTGTTGATATGTATTATTTAGATAGATACGTCGGGGCGGATAGCTGGCAAAGAACGCACAGGGCAGAAGGAAATGATTTCATCTGCGGAATATCAATCAAGGCGAATAATGGCGAGTGGATAACGAAAGAAGATGTAGGCGAATTATCCAACGTTTCGGCGAATAAGGGGCGCGCTTCCGACGCCTTTAAACGTGCTGCTACTAATTGGGGTATAGGGCGGGAATTATACAGTTCCCCAAAAATTCAGCTCATACTAAAAAAATATGAAACGTATATCAACAGTCGAACGAAAAATGTAGCGTTAAGCAATGATGTTACTTTCTTCGTTTCAGAAATTGAATACGACGAAGCAAAGCGTATTATTAAAGCTCTTGTGATTAAAGACGGGAACGGTAACTATCGTTTCGCCTACCCTGACGGCAAGCGCAACGAGATACAGAAACGAATTGAAGCAGCGCAACAGGTCGGCGCATTAGTTGCCGCCAGCGTCGAAAAAGGCAAAGAAAAGCCTTTGCCTGAAATCATCCCAGTTAAGCGGGAACGGGCAGAGGAAGCACCGCCCGCTATTAAGCCCAAAAATACGCCGCCACCTAAAGACGACGATACACGGAATATGTGTATCATGTGCGGTGTCGGCATAAGCAAAGTTGTAGCAGCTATATCTAACCGCAAAGTACAGCAAACAGTTTGTTTGCAATGTCGAGAAAAAATTTTGAAAGGCAGGTATAAAAAGTGAATTTAAAAGGTATCGTTTCGGGGGTCGTTTGCGAAAAATGCGGGGCAGTGAAGCTGTTCCCTTTTTCAACAAAAGGTCAGACAAGAATCAAAGCCCGGTCTTTAGGCTGGACTATATCTAAGCAAAAGCAGGTAGGCACTGAATGGCGTTGTGTGTGCAAGTGTCCCGATTGTAAGTAATGGTTAAGTAAAAGCCCCTAGCACGTCGTACAATCGACGCTAGGGGCTTTTTTTATTGCCTTGCTTATGTTTGCTTGTGTTAATAAATCAAACGGCTTATAACTCAAATTTGACGTTCTCTAACTTTAAACCCCTTACACTCTACTATCGCCGCTGAATTTACCTTCTTGTTGCTGACACTGCTATTAATATACCGCCCTTTCACTGCTGACCACGCCAGCATATATTTATCAACAGCAGGTGTAACCTTCGTTGCTGCTTTTTTTGTAATCAGCCTTAATTTACTGTAGCGTCCTTCGTGTGCAGTGATAAAGCCGATATGTGGCGGCACTTCGTCGAGTAGCCCCAGCTTTTCAAGCTGCTTGAACGTGTCTGACGGCATGACGTAGTAGTTAACATCACCCACTAAATTATGACCGTTGGGACTTTTAAAATCGCTTACAGTGCTTTTTATCTCAAAGCATAAAGTGATTAATTCAGTAGGTAAGTCAAAAGCCTTAAAGGTCTTTATAACGTCGCCCCTGTAGTTCTTTTTTTCACAAGTAATATAATTCTCTTCCGGATTAGTTATTCCGTAGGTTATAGGTGGCAGCATAAAGCTTTCACAAACTTTTATACAATCTACCTTCCCAGCTTCACTCAAGCCGTTTAAAACGGCTATTTCATACGCGGTTAATATTCCGCGTGCTGTAGCAATTCTAACCCCGTCAATCTTTGACGGGGTATATTCTTTTAATGCCTTTTCTATTCTTAATACTATATCACTTTTCATTGTTTATATCCTTTTTTCTATAGTCTATAGTTAAAAGATAGCGTCCTGTAGCAAGCAAAGTTCTAACCCGCCGCCTGTAGAATATATAAGCTTTTTTTAACTGCTGTATCCGTTCTGCTTTCATTTTTACCTCAAATAAATAACAGGTTCACTTTCCTGCTCGTTAACGACTATAACGCCAAGCAAAGGGCAGCCGTCCGAGTGGTCAAGGTCTGCATAGTCGTTTATAGTATAAACTTGTGTTTCAGCAGGCAAGCCCATTATAGCACTCATTAGTTCTTCTTTAGTCATTGTTTTTCTCCGTTTCCAATTCCAATGTTGCCCAAAAGTCACCATTACCTTTTACTATGCTGATGATTCGCCAACCGCGGCGCGTATAGTATATGTTGATGAATTCTATCAATTTCTCGTGGCTTGGGTTGAATATTGATATATATTTTCTCATTTTATCACTCCTATATTTTTACCCGTAAAGTCATATATTTACTTTTCATTTTTGCACCTCTTGTATTCTTCCCATTCGTCAGGCGGTAAGTCATCCGTGATATCTTTAGCTGCCCATTTTAAAAATTTTTCAGTAGATATTATTGGATATTTTGCCTTAAAAGTCACGCTAGGACTGTCGTACTGAATATTTGCCTCAAATGGCGATATAGAGAGTATCTGCCTATCATTGATATAGCTGCCGCCCAATGTGTGTACAACTCTAGGGCGTTTAGCTCTATATACTCTGCCTACTTTCAAATCTTCTATCTTCATTTTTCCTTGCTCCAATCTTTCGCACACTCGGCGCAAAGCACTGTTTCTTCGGTTAAAACTGTTGCTTCATCATCATAAACCTGTGTCCCACAGTTTGAACAATACAGCCACCAGCCATGACTTAAAAGTTCTTTTGCTGGTATTCTTTTACTATCTCCATATTTATCAGCCCACGGAACGCGAGAAACCCGCATTTCTGTAAATTCTCTATCGTGTTCGGCAGCAAGCAACGCTTTAGCTTTTCCCGGCGTGGTAGTCCACACAAAATAACTTCCCCCGTAATCTTCGTCGTCCCACGCATAAGCTTTTATATTCATTCTTTTTCATCTCCTATACATTTTAATCCGCTTCAAATAGCGGAATATCTTTTCCTACACTGGCTATACGCTTTTCGGCTATGTCGCAATATTCCGCTGATATTTCAAAACCTATAAATTTTCTGCCTGTTAACATAGCCATTTTTGCTGTTGTACCGCTGCCACAAAACGGGTCTAGAACAACATCACCTTTATTTGACCAAGATAAAATGTGGTCATTCGCCAAGCGTTCAGGGAATACAGCAGGATGTTTCGTTTTATTTAATCCCCTTGCTACTTCCCATACGTTAAAACGTCTTGAATATTCTTTAACAACTCTTTTTTTAGATAAAGTGCGTCGCTGCTCTCTGCCGCTTCTCGTTTCACAGTTAGAAACGTTTCCTGCACTTTTGTTTTTCCTGTCGCACAACAAATTTAACGTTTTCGGACGTCCTTTTGATAATATAAACATATATTCAAACACATCATAATATCTACTTTCGGTAGGCGCAGCAGGTGAAGGTTTAAGCCATATCATCGTATCATAAATATTAAAACCTATCTCCTGCTATATTTTATATTTGTCATATTTTTTCACTCCTTTATGGCAGTCCCCTTTATTTTTTTATTTTTCCTTACCTCTTGTCTATATTATAGCCCCCCTTCGTCCTGTTGTCAAGTATTTTTTGAAAAATTGCAAAATAAAA